AAAGAGCATGGTATAAAACAGATACTATGATAAAAAGAAAACCTATAAGTCTATCGAGAGTGATAGATCTATAGGTCTTTTTTTAATGTTCCTTTTTTTAATGCAGTTATAGATATTCTTAAAAATTCAGCTTTCGTTATATTGTTATCTTTTAATAATTTGTCTATTTCATCCCATTCTTCTTGTTTTAAGTCAACTTTAAATTGTTTATAGTGTTCTTTTTTAAATTGCTGTATATATTTACTTTGATTAAATTTTTCTTGCATTTTTTTGTGATAACATTTATAATAGATATTGAGAAGAGGACTTAATCCTCTTTCTCAATTTGGATTGTTTCATTATCTAGTGTAATGGCAAATCCTAATTCATTAAGTTGGTATGCGGTCTCAATACTCATATCAACTTTTTTAATTGTTATCACTTTCTCACCTCACTTTCATATTAATTATATCACATTACGTACGTAATGTCAATGGTTTTTTTGAAAAAAATTAAAAATTTAATACATTATTATTCTTTTTTATAATTGACTAAATAATAATATCCTTGAGGTTAGTGTCAGTTAGTCAATTATAACATCTATTGAAAAAGTATCTTTATCTTTAATAGTTACAATGCCATAGTTGAATATTCTTCCCCATAATAGCCTTTTATCATTAGGGGATAATTTATTGTAAGCAGTAGGTAAATAGTCATTAAGTATAGACTTTATTTCTTGCTGTTTTTTTAGATTTATTGTTTTATCGACTTTTTTACTTTCTTCAATTTCTAGTTCTTTTTTATATTTAGTGTATTCAATATTATAATAATCTTTATCTACCATGTCATTAACATATAAATCAGTAAGTTTATTCATTTTTGATTTTATTTTTTTTATATTGTTTTCCTTTATTTCGTTATTTTTATTTTCGACAATATTACTTTCAAATTTTTTTTGAGATAGAGAAACTATATTTTTAAGTAAATATTCTTCTATCTTTTTTTCATTTAACATCTTTTTTTCTGTGCATTCCGCAAAAGTATATTTTTTGCACCTATAATATTTATTTCCTGATTTATTAGATGAACCTGCTAATCTTGAACCACATTTAGAGCAGTGTAATAAGCCTGAGAAAATATAATCGTTTTTATATTCTCCAATACCATTTTTTTGCTTTTTTATGTTTCTATCAAATATTTTTTGTACTTTATTAAATTTTTCATCTGAGATTATTCGTGGTATAAAATTATTAATCAATTCGCCAGTTTTTTCACGAAAATAACGACCTGTATATGATATATCTTTTAAATATATTTTAATGCTTGCATGCCCAATTTTACGTTTATTCTCACGAAACCATATAGCAGTATCTCTTAAATTTTCGGTTTCTATAAAATAGTCATATAAATCATTTATATTTTTTGCTTCTTCTTCGTTAATTATATATTTTTTATTTTTATCAATATCATATCCATATTTTTTATTACCGCTGCAAACCGTTTTTTGAAATTTAAACTTATGTTCAAAAATTTCAGATATTCTTTCACCAGTTCTTTTTGCTTCCATTTGACCTAATGCTAGACTCATATTAAGCCAAAATTCGCCACTAGCAGTAGTTGTGTCATAATCTTCCCAAATAGTCTTCCAATCGACTTTGTTTCGCTTTAAAATTTCTATTACTTTGTAAAAGTCAGAAACATTTCTAAACCATCTATCAAGTTTAGTCATTATGACTAAATCTATTTTATTTTCTTCAACATCTTTTAACATTCTTTGTAGGTTAGTTCTTTTTAATTTTTGTCCTGATTCTCCACCATCGATATATGTATCTACTATAATATAATTGTGTTCTTTTGCATAATCATTTAATGCTTTTTCTTGTGCTTCTAGTGAATCTCCCTCTTTTGCTTGTCTATCAGTTGAAACACGAATATATAATGCTACACGTTTTAATTCGTTTATTACTTTCATAAGTATATCACTTCTTTCTATAAATTTTATTAAATTTGTTGAAAATTTATCTATTTTTTGATATACTTGTATAGAAAAACCTATACAAGTAATTGTATTTTTAGTTATTCGGCTAAAGTGTTTTTCATTTGCTAGGCTGTTCCAGCAGTCTAGTTTTTTTATTTTCTTATAAATACTACTAATCTATCATTATCTAATTCATTAAAAGTAATTTTTAGATTAGAATCAAATCTATTATCTATTATTTTGCCAACTGCATTATTATTATCAAATAAGATATTGTCTTTAATAATAAATGCATCTCCATTTTTAAATTCTTTTGTGAGTTCTACCTTAAGTCTCATTAAATATCCATCGCAGCAAATAATCATTGCATGAATATTCTCATTGTCAAAGCTTCTTATTATTGCATAATCGTATTTTTGACAAAAATCTTCATCTTTTTTTGCAATTTTATTTGAAATATAACCATCGCTATACGAACTCAAATAAAATTTAATGTTATCGGATATATCTGTTTCAATACTTACTATTTGTCCGATATATATATTTTTATTTTGTTTTCTTTTTACTATAATAGAATGCGTTGTGATAGGTGTTTCTTTTTTTATTAAAGTTTTATTATTTTTAAAAATACTAAATAATCCCATTATTCCTCCTTTATTTAATTAATTAAAAATTTAACGTATCTATCTGCATCATCTTCATATTTGTTAACCTTAAATGCTAATAAATCATTATCAACTTGATCTAGTTGATTTAACTCAATATGTGCTAATTCATGCAGTATAGTTTCTTTTTTCTTATTATACGATATATTTTCATCAACAAATATATTGTATATACCTCTGTATAGAAAGACAAAACCATATATTTTCTTAGGTAATTTTAGGTATGTAATACTTGCGTTATGATAATTTAGTAAATCGATTTCCGTTATATCACCATTTAACAAATTGTATAAATCCATGTTGACACCCCATTTCTATAATTTTACATTTTATTCATCTCCTAATTGTTTATCAATTTCTTTTTTTCTTTTTTCTATTATGTATTTTATATAATCTTTGTCATCCTCTGTTAGAAAATCTTTGTTTTTGTTAAATAAAACATCTATTTCATCAAACATTTTATTTTCATTGCTTGTAGATAAATCTTTACTAGTAAAATCTTCAATTGGTATATTGAAATAGTCTGCTATTTGAATTGCATTACTTACTGTTATATCCATTTCATCATTTTCCCATCTTGATATTGTGGAACGGTCTAAATTTAATTTATTTGCAAGTTCTTGTTGCGATATACCTTTTTGTTGCCTGACAAATTTCAAATTTTTATTAAAAAATCTAGCCAAGATTTCACCTCCTACATACTTATTTTAACACATAATTGTAAAATTGCAACAAAAAAAGTGAAAAAAATCACATTTAGGTATTGACAAGTGATAATAATCACGATATAATGGTGTTAAGATGAAAGGAGGTAAGCAATGAATATTGATTGTTTATTGGTAGCTCAGGAATTGAAATCATTAAGAAGTAAATGTAATAAAAGTCTTGAAGAAGTTAGCAATTCAATAGGGATACATTTGAATACTTTATCAAAATATGAAAAAAATGCTTCTGATATGAATCTAGGTTTATTGGAAAAATTGCTTGAATATTATGAAGTAGATGAATTAATTTTTTTTAAAGTAATTCGTGAGTATAATCACAAATAATAATAAAATATGCAAAATTGTAAACGATTAAATGGCTACTGGAATAGCCTAATAAAAATATAGTCGAATAACTAAAAACATATACTTTATGGGAGGTATAGTATGAAAAACAAAATAGATTTAACTGATAAATTTATTGAAGAACTTATAAAAATATATGAGAAGAAATATAATATTAAAATCGATTATAAAGTAGTAGAAGTTAAATAACTTCTACAGAAAGGAGGACAAGCATTATGAATAAAAAGGTAATAGTTAATGTTAAAAATATTGTATTATTTATTGTTTTATTATTCTTAGTAGGGTTAGCAATTTCAGATTTAATAATACTAGCAACAAGTTTAGCAATGTATACATGGTTTGGTTTAGCAACTATATTATTAACACTATGGGGAATATCAGCAATAGTAGAATATTTTGAAGATTACTTAGAAAAAAAAGAAGTATCTGCGGGCACAGATACAACAAATAAAAAATCTGCATAAATTTTTTACATACTAATTGTAACAAATTACATGATTTTTGTCAAATGTTTTCAGGGGATTGGTTGGGAAAGGAGCATAATGGACAAGCCTAATTATTATTCTGTGATACCATCAATGGTTAGATACGATAACGATTTAAAACCAAATGAAAAGTTATTATATGGTGAAATAACATCTTTAACTAATAAAAATAACGAATGCTGGGCTACTAATAATTATTTTGCTAAATTATACGATGTTGATATATCTACTATATCGAGATGGATAAGTCATTTAAAAGAAAAGGGTTATATTACTGTTGATTTAATTTATAAAAATGAAACAAAAGAGATAGAAAAAAGGGTAATAAAAATAATTGGAATACCTATCAATCAATCACTAGATACCTATGTACCAAATAATCAAGAGGTATTGACCGAAACATCAAGAGGGTGTACTCAAAATAATCAAGAGGGTATTGACAAAAAAGTCAAAGAGAATAATACAAGTATTAATAATACAAGTATTAATAAAAAAAATATATATAAAAAAGAATTTTTTGAAACATTTTGGAAATCATATCCAAAGAAAACAAATAAGTTTAAAACAGAAGAATGGTTTAAGAAAAATAAACCTAGTGAGGAGTTAATAAAACTAATATTAACAAAATTAGATAAATTTAAAGATACTGATGAATGGAAAAAAGATAATGGTAAATATATACCATATCCAACAACATGGTTAAATCAAAAAAGATGGGAAGATGAAATAAATATATCAACAAGTAATGTCGAAACAGAGGAACAAAGAATTGCAAGATTAGAAAGAGAAGTAAGGGAAGAAAATGACTTTAATGGAAGTTGAAAAGTTATGTAAGAAAATAAAATCTTTTTATCAGTATTTTGAAATTAATGATGATAAAGTAAAAGATTGGTATGTTGTTTTAAGGAATTACGATTTTAATGATATTGCATCTAATTTAAATAAACATGTATCAAAATACGAAAATAGTTCGATTATACCAACAGTAGCAATTTTACTTGAGGGATTAAAATCGAAAAAGAAAGTAACATTAAAAAATTATGATGTTTATTGTAAATATTGTGGGGGTTATGTCTTGTTGACAAAATACAACGAACATATTGATAAGTGCATATCTATTGATTATTTTCTAAAAGAATACGAAAGAATAACAGGTAAAACTTATAAACGTGAAAAACTAGAAAAAATGGATAACGAAACATTTAGAGAACAGTATAATAAGCTTTTAAAGTTTATAAAAAATAAGCCACAATATAACAATCAAGAACTTGTAATAGATAAAATATTAGGTATTGAGAACAGTTTAACAATTGATGATGTAATGAAAGGTGCAGTGTTATAAATGATTAGAGATATTATAAAAAAAATTAAGACTTATGATGATTTAGTAAAAAAATATGAATGGATGTGCGATAAGAAAATTTCACTACAAATTAGATTAAATAATGAAATACAAAGAAGAAAAATGAAAGAAAATCTTAATTTAGTAGAATTAAAAAAAATGAAGGAAAAAATTAGTACTTTAGAAAAAAGAAGAAGAGCTAATGCAGGAGCGGTTGGCGGATTGACTGCCGAGAATAACAGACTTAAACGTAAGATAAATGAGCTAGAAACTAATTTAAATAAAGCAACTAACATTATAAACGATTTGAATGATGAAAATAGAAAATTAAAAAATCCAGTAACGATGAAACAACTTCTTGATTATGAGAGAACGAGAAAGCCACAAAGAGAGGTAAAAAGAAAAATACAAAAATAAGGGAAGTGATAAATGTGTCACGAAGAATAAAGCATTTTGGAGGACAACAAGAAACATTACCAATAAAAGATAAAAAGCAGTTAGATGCTGTTATGAGATATCTTAGATTACAAATAGAACATGCTAAAACAGAAATAAAAAAAAAACAGGCATATAGGAATTACATGATATTTCTAATTGGATTAAATACAGCATTTAGAGCGGAAGATTTATTGCAATTAAGGGTTAAAGAAGTTGAGAAAGGGTATGTTTCCATAAAAGAAAATAAGACTGGTAAAATGCAAAATTTCAGAATGAATAAGAACTTGCATAATGAAATAATAGAATATATCGATTACATGAAACTAACTTCAAGTGATTATCTATTTATGGGGCAGAAAACAAAAAATACTTATAATGGCAAAGAATATCCTATTATTTATCCAGTAACTAGACAAAATATAAGAGTTGTATTTAAAAAAGTCGCTAAAAATGTTGGTATTGATTTCAAATTTGGGTTGCATAGTCTTAGAAAGACATTTGGATATATGTATATTCTTAATGGTGGTAATGTTATCACTTTGATGAAAATGTATAATCACGATTCACCTGATGTTACGTTAGTATATGTTCATTGGGGTAAAGAAGATGCAGAATCTGATCGTGAAGCAATATTTATTGGTGGTAAAAAATAGGCATAAATTCACTAAAAAACGTGTTGATGTGTTATGAGTAAATTTTTTAAAAAAACGATAACAAGAAAATCAATTAAAACTGTATAAAATAAGTAAATTATTAAATTATATATAATTAATGAAATATTTTACAGTTTTAGGTATTATGTTAAATTTTTTAGATAAAGAAAAGAGGGGAAAAATGAGCAATTCTATAAAAAAATATAGTGAAATGACAAAAGAAGAAAGAAAAGCAGAAAGAGAGAAAAGAAATAGTAATATAAAAAGAATGGTAGAAGCAAATGATTTAAAAAAGATTACAGAAAAAGCAATAAAAAAATTAGATTATTACAAGAAAAGAGATAAAGTTTTTGTAACACTAACAACAAATATGAAGATGATTGTTGAGAAATATAAGAATTATGAAATAAAACCAGCTTATTATGATATGTTTTTAAAATTAGTAAATCAAATAGATGAAGAAATGAGGTTAATTGGTAATGAGAAAGAAAATATTACCTTACAAAATTAGTAAGAAAGATAAAAAAGGATTAGGAAAGTTATTTCCAAAACTACCAAAGGAGGTAAGTAAATGATGAAAGGTGTAGCGATATTATTTGCAATTATATATATGTGTTTTTTACTTTTGATGTCATTAGATTGCGATGAAAGCAGGGAATATGAATTAAAATCAATAACATTGTTTTTAGCGGGGTTAGTACCATTATTGATATGTGTAATTGTTGTATTATAACTTGGCAGCGATGAGCGTAAGTCCGAATAATAAAAAAACTATCATCTTTTTCGTCCTTCTTTTAATGTTAAGAGTTTTTGATAGTTTTCTCTTTGATTAATTATTTGAGGTGCAAAATATGAACAATGATGAATTGGTGTTAAACAATATAAATTTAATATATATTGTTATGAAAAAATTAAATATTTATAACGAATTAGATGAATGGTATGATGTTGGGTTAGTTGCTCTAGTAAAAGCTTGTAAATCATATGATTATAGCAAAGGTTATAAACCATCAACATACTTATATAGATGTATCTATAATGCATATCTTATGGAATTTAGAAAAAAAAGAATTAATTCAATTTCTATCGAAACAAGCACCAATGAAAAACAAAAAATTATAGATTTATTAAAAGATGATATGGATATAGAGAATGATTTAATAAAGTCTGAGATATTCAATGAATTACATAATGCAATATCAAGATTAGATAATAAAGAACAATTTGTAATAAATATTACTTATGGCTTAAATGGATATGATGTTAAGGAATATACACAAATAGAATTATCAGAAATGTTAAAAATAAGTCAAGCACAGATATCAAGAATAAAAAATAGAGCAATAAAAAAGTTAAAAATAATGTTAAAAGAATGGGGTAATGGTTAGTATGGAGGAATTATGGAAAATAAAGAAATAATATATTTTATTCTTACTTGTATTGGCATAATTTTATCATTTGTCTTAGGACTATGGTTAGCAATATACATAGCAATAGCAACCGATTTAAGTGAGAAAATAACAATTATAGAGCAAGAAAATACAGAAATAAAACAAAGAAATACAGAGTTGAAATGGGAATTAGACCAAGTTGACCAGATGATATGTGTAAATGAAGAAATAAAATAGGAGGAATTATGAATAAGAGTAAAAAGGAATTATATGAAGAAAACAAAAAATTAAAAAAAGCATTAAAAAGTTACAGTTATTTTTGGGAAACTGATGCTTTAGATAATACAATTGCAGAATTAACATTTATGAAGAAAAAAACAACAGTAATATCAATCATAGCAATAATTATAATATCGTTTTTAATAGGATTTAAATTATAAGAAAGAAGTGAAACAATAAATGAAATTACTATTATTAATCCCATTTATACCCTTAGTATGTTTAACAATATGCGATATTATATATTTAATTTTATTGATTAGAGAATATAGGAGGAAATAGAATGAATATAGAAAAATTTTGTGAAACATTACAGGCTTGTTATTTTGGAGATAAAGGTGCTTTTAATAAATGTATGTATGAATTTTCACATTTACAACAAGAAAACGAACAATTAAAAAAACAAAAAGAAGAATTAAAAGATATTATAAAAGAAACAAGAGAAAAAGTAGAAGAAACTTGGAAATTATGTGAAGGCAAAAATATTTATGTAATAACATTGTTTGGAATGTTTAGAACACAATTATTAGCAAGTTTAGATAAAATGAATGAATTAGAAGGAGAAGATAAATGAAAATAACACTATACGAATTATTAGGTTTAGTCAAAGATGGACAAGCACCTAAAAGAATAAAATGGAATGATAAAATTTATATTTATTCTGGCGATGATTATTCTGTTAATAATGAAAGAGAAGAATGGTTATTTAGTGAACCATATGATATAAAAAAAATGTGGTTAGCAGAATTTTGTAATAGCGAAGTAGAAATACTAGACAATGAAGAGAAAGAAAAACCATTAACAAAAAAAGATGTTGAAGCATTAGGTTATGCTTGTGGTGAAATAAAAAAATGTTTTGAAAATGGATGGAATAAATCTTTAAATAATAAACCATTTGAAGAAGATAAAAAAATAGAAAAAATAGGTAATGACTATTATCATAAAACTCAACCAGAACAAAATCAAATATTTCAAAGAAAAATCAATGAAATAATAGATATATTAAAAAAAGGAAATAAAAATGAGTAAACAAGATTTAGTAAAATTAGACAAACAAGTTTTAATTAATAAATACATAGAATTACATAATAAATACCTTAACATATTAGCAGAATACTCTGTATTAGAAGCAAGATACGAGCAAGAACATAACATGTGTGAGATGTTAATCGAAAAAGATAGGATTAAGGTATTGAAAAAAGAGAGGTAAAAAATAATGGAAGAAAAAGTAAATGTAATGGAAGAAGATAACTCTTATAAATTAGAAAGGAAAATGAATAAACTTTACGAAAAGTTACTAGATATTGAAAGTAAATTGGAGCAAGAATATTATAGAAAAAGAAGAGAACAAATTAAATATGAAAAAACAAGATTAGAAGATGAAGAGCTTTCTATTAAACAAATGGAATATGATTATAGGAAAAGAGAAAGTCAAATGGATTATTTTAATGATAGATATTAAAAAGGTAGGTGAAAAAATGGAAATAATAAGATTAATATTTTGGCTCTTAATAGCAATAATAGCAGGAATCACAATTTTAGGTAGTGTATATTTTATTACTGATAAAGATAAAGAAGATAAAAAGTAGAGGTGGAATATGTATATTGAATATCATGAACTATTTAAAAAATATAAAGATGCAGAAAAAGATTATTATGATGTATTAGATAGATACGCTAGATTGTGGAATTCTGTAACACCGCAAGCAACACAATTTAAGGAAATTGTTAATAACATACATAATACCTCACCAGACACAAAATTAATACGATTTGCAAATGATTTTGAATTGCTTGATAAAATGGTAAGTACAACTAAAAACATACGTGATATGTTAAAATATGAGTTAGAAAAGAAAGAGATAGAATTGAAGAATAGCAACAATGCAAAAGATAAGATATATTACTATAAATGGATAAAAAGAGTATCACCATATAAATTTAGCAGAATTATTGGATATAGTGTTAGACAATCATATAATATTATTGCCGAAATTAAAATAAATTTATATAAAAATTAAATATTGCATAAAATTGCATAAAATACATGCTAGAATGATATTGTGGAATAGTTTAAATATTCCATAGTATCACAAAACCAACCCCTTTTTATTCGCACTAACTTAATTGTTAGTGTACTGATGATATATAGAGACGTGTTTTTATATCATTAGTACAGTAGCAATTAATTTTTTATTAATAAAAGCAAAGGTGTAATAATGGCTAAAGAATGGGCTAAGGATTTTTATCAATCAAATAGTTGGCAAAAAACAAGAGATTATATATTAGCAAAGAATTTTTATTTATGTCAAAAATGTCATGATAAACCAGCAGAAATAGTGCATCATATCATTTGGTTGTCACCATCAAACATAAATAACCCTAGAATAACACTAGGAGAAGATAATTTAATGCCTGTTTGTAGGGAATGTCATGCGATAATTCATGAGGGTGTTTCTTCTACTGTTGATGGTCTTTGTTTTAATGAGAATGGAGATTTAGTGATTAGATAATGAAAGTATTTATATTAGCAGATGGCGATGGTAAGAGATGGGGCAATTATAAAGGCATCGAAAAACAAATGATAACAATAGATGGAGAAACTATTCTACATAGAATGTGTAGATTATGCCATGAAAATGGAATATTAAAAAATGATCTAATTATTATAGGTGCTTTTTCAGATGAATATGCAATAAATGATAAATTTGATAATTGTAAATTGAAAAGGCAATTGTTTTTAGCAATAGCAAAAAAATATAATGAACCATTTATCATGTTAAATGGAGATTGTTATTATACTGAATCAATCATTAAAGATTGTATAAATAGAAATATAGAAAAATGGGGGCATTGGTGCAGGTTAAATGCCAACCCTCATACAGGTAAAGAATGGGGAGAGGGTTATATACATAAAGTAATTGATATAAATTGGTGGATAACTAAGTTAGAAGAATTTAATAAATTATGTGAAAGTGGAGAAATAAATTTAACTAATGATTGGACTATTAATAGATATTTAGCAGGCTGGCAAGATATTTATACACATAGAGAAGATTTACCAAATGATTATGATATTCTTTGGAATGATGAAACAGATGATTTTGATTTTCCAGTTGATTTAGATAGATTTATAAAAGTAACAGGAAAGAGGTTAGGTTAGTGAAAGTATCAGTAATAATACCAGTATATAATCAAGAAGAATTAATTATAAGATGTCTTGATAGTATTCCTAAAAGAGATGATATAGAAATAATAGTTGTTAATGATGGTTCTACTGATAAGACATTAGAATCATTATATGCATACAGAAAAAAATATCCTAAATTACAAATAATATCATATAAGGTAAATCATGGTGTATCATATGCTAGAAATAAAGCAATTGATAAAGCAGTGGGTAAATACATTATTTTTATAGACTCTGATGACTATATAATAACAGATGTGTTCAATGATATAGTTGATAATGATTTAGATTTTGTCGATATTGTATTTTACAATATGATTGATAATGAGGGCAATGAATATGTAGTAAATAAATATAGAACAATGAATAGAGTAGGTGCATTTAAATTTATACTTAGAAAATTCATAGGAGATACTAGATTTAAGGTAGGAGTACAACGTGGAGAGGATGCTATATTCCACGAAGCACTAATGTGTAAAGCACCTACATTTAAGTGTACTGAAAAACTAATGTACCATTATAACTATCCACGTAAAGGAAGTTTAACAGATATATATCAGAGGAGTTGTGAAGATGATATTAAGAATATTAACTGATACAAATTTCTTTGATATTGAATTAAAAGAAAAGGTTAACAAAGATATTTTAATCGTAGCATTAGATAACATGAGTACGTTAATGTTAGAGACAAAAGATAATACAACTATATTTATTAATACAGTTAATATTGTTTCATTAGAAGTATTTGATACTCCCCCTATTTCAAAATAAAAACATATTGTAAAAAAACCGCGCGATGAACCTCTTTTCGCCCCAAACTGGCGAAAATCATGTGAGGGGGGGTAGAAAGGAGATAGCATGGGGAAAACTAAAACTAAGAACGAGAAAAAACAAGATAACAATAAGCAAATAGAAGAAGAAGAAAACAAGAAAAAACTTATTGCTAGAAAAGGTCGAATAACTAAGGAATATAATAGATTAATATCTTTGTTTAAAACATCACATAAAGATAAATCACATGTAATAGAGAAACTCTGTGCTAGAGCTTCTTTTTTATTGATACTTGCTGAGGATATAGAACAAAATATTAATTCAGATAATCTAACAGTTTTGACCATTAATGCAAGTCAACAATTCACAAAAGCCAATCCACTTATGAAAGATTATAGAGATACAGTTAAATCATATCAAACTGTTATAAAACAATTATGCGATTTAACGAAAAGCGATAATTCTACATCAAAAAACGAACCTGATGAATTGGAAGAATTTCTTAATACCTAATGAATTATATATTAACTTACTATAATTTAATTGTAAGTGGAAAAATAGAGGTATCTAAAAAAGTAATAAAGCAATATGAAATGATAGTGCATGATTTAAATAATCCAGGCAAATATCATTTTGATATAGAAAAAGCAACAAGACCAATAACATTTATAGAAAAATTTTGTAAGCATTCAAAGGGACAATGGGCTGGGAAGCCTGTTGTTTTAGATTTATGGCAAAAAGCAATTATTCAATCTATATTTGGTTTTGTTGATGATAAAGGCTTTCGTAAATATAGAGAAGTCTTTATAGTAGTTGCAAGAAAAAATGGGAAATCAACATTATTATCCGCAATAGGGTTATATATGTTATTTGCAGACCATGAGGGAGGAGCACAAGTATGTTGTGTTGCCTCAAAAAAAGACCAAGCAAAAATTGTCTTTGAAGAGGCTAAAAACATGGTTTCACAAAGTATATTATTGCAAAAACATATTAGAAAAAGAAAGAGCGATTTATATGTTGATTTAACATTTAGTACGTTCGAGCCATTAGCGAGTGATTCTAATACACTTGATGGATTAAATATGCACTGTGGAATATTAGATGAAGTTCATGCATGGAAAGATAGAAATATATATGATGTATCAAAACAATCAATGGGAGCAAGACAACAACCATTGTTATTATCGATATCAACTGCGGGTTTTATAAGAGAGAATATATATGACTCTTTATATGAATTATCAGAAGATATTTTAAATGGTACTAAAAAAGATGAAAGATTTTTGTGTTTCATCTACGAATTAGATTCTAGAAGTGAATGGACAGTTCAAAAGAAATGGATAAAAGCTAATCCAGGGCTAGGAACAATAAAAGGTCTTGACTATCTAAAAGAACAAGTAAAAAGAGCTAAAAACGATAAAAACTATTTACCGACACTATTAACAAAAGATTTTAATATTCGTGAAACAGGTGTTGGCTCTTGGCTAACATTTGAAACAGTTGAGAATAAATCTAAGTTTGATTTAAAAGATTTAAGTGGTTGTTATGGTATTGGAGGAGTTGACTTATCAAGTGTAGGCGATTTAACTTGTGCATCGTGCTTAATAAAAAAGGAGGAAAAATTATATTTAACTCAAATGTATTTTATTCCAGAAGAAAGAGCAGAACAACACGAAAGAGAAGATAAAGTTCCATATAAGACTTGGAGGGATAATGGATATATTCGTTTTAGCAGTGGTAATATGGTTAATTTTTCAGATGTTACACAGTGGTTTAATGAATTAAGAGATAAATATAATATCTATACTGTTTGGGTAGGTTACGACCAATGGGGTGCTAATCAATGGGCTGATGAGATGAGACAAAATGGTTATTCCTTAGAGCCTGTAATTCAGGGTGCAAAGACAATGAGTACACCAATGAAAATATTAGCATCTGATTTAGCAGATAAAAAAGTTAATTATAATAATAATCCAATTTTAAAATGGTGTTTAACAAATACACAAATAGAAATAGATAAAAATGATAACATCAGACCTGTTAAAGGTAAAAATTCAAAACAAAGAATTGATGGTGCTGTTTCATTAATAGATAGTTATGTTGTCTATCAAAGACATTATGAAGATTATTTAAATATGTAGGAGGTATACAATGGGAATATTTAATAGGTTAAAAGACAATAGAGAAGAAAGAAAAAATATAAAAAGATTAGATAGTACATTTAAATTGCTAACTGGTTATAATTCTGTATTCACAACCTATAAGGGTGGATTGTATGAGATGGGATTAACTAGATCATGTATTGATAAAATAGCAACTCAATGTTCTAAATTGCATCCTGTTATAAATGGAAATAAAAATTATAACAACTTAAATGTATTGTTACAAAATAAACCAAATAGATTAATGACAACACAACAATTTTTATATAGGTTAGTAACAATCTTGTTAGTAGAAAATAATGCTTATATAGTTCCTATTTTTGAAAATAGCATATCTATGAAAATTGTTGGATTTTATCCTGCGAGAGCATCAGGTTCAAAAATAGTTAGATACGAGGGAATAGATTATTTAGTTTATCAGATAGACAATAAAGAATATGTTGTTGAATATGATTTTGTTGGTGTATTAAGAAGACATTATTATAAAAGAGAATATCTAGGAGAATCTAACGATGCAATTAATTCCACTATGGATTTAATTAGTACTCAAGAGCAGGGAATAAAAGAGGGTATTAAAAGCGGTGCTATGATTAGATTTCTTGCTAGATTGGGAATAGTACAAAATCCGGAAAGTATAAGTTTGGAACAAAAGAGATTGAAAGATGAACAATTATCGATGGAAAATAATGGTGGAGTATTGATTTTTGACTCTAAATATTCAGACGTTCAAAAGGTTGATAGTAAACCATTTATTGTTGATAAAGAAAATATGGATTTAATCAAAAATAATGTATTTGATTATTTTCATATGAGTGAGGCAATACTTCAAAACACTGCAACCGAAGACCAATGGAATTTATTTTATGAAGATGTTATTGAACCAATAGCAATTCAAATAAGCCAAGTATTAACAAATATGATTATCAAACAAGCAGATATTGTAAAAGGATTAAATGTGGTATTAGAAAGTACGAAATTACAATTTATTAGCAATAATACTAAACTTAATGTATCACAACAATTATTTGATAGAGGAATATTAAGTACAAATCAAGTAATGGATATATGGAATTTACCTCACGTACCAGATGAGGAGAATAAAAGATATATTCGCAAAGAATATACAGAAGTTATTAATTTAGATAAGGAGGAAGTTAACAATGAGCAAAACAATGGAAACAGCAACAGTGGAAATGAAGAAGATGGAGAAAGCAGCACCAACGAAGATAAAGTTGGAACAGAATCATAGTATTAAATATTTAGAAATGTTAAAGGAAACAACTTATAAAGATAAAAAAGTTGTTTTTATTTTACCTAATGGGAGGGAATATAAATGAAAAAAGAAAAAGAAATAAGATTACTTGCGGAAAATCTTGAAGTAAGAGAATCAGAAGAAAATAACGAAAACATGGTTGTTGAGGGATATGCAGTTGTATTTAATAGCCCAGCAACACATGGTTTTACTGAGATTATTGATAAAGATGCCTTTAATGGTTGCGATATGAAAGATGTATGCATGAAATATAATCATGATGATTCACATCAAATATTAGCAAGAACTAGAAATAATTCATTGAGATTACAAATTGATGACAAAGGATTATTTATTCATGCTGATTTAATTGATACGACATCAAATAGAGATATTTATAAAATGATACAAGCGGGATTATTAGATAAAATGTCATTTGCTTTTACTGTTGAGGAAGAAAAATGGGATTTAGCAACTGACACAAGAACAATACTTAGGATAGATAGGTTGTTTGATGTGAGTGTGGTGGATACCCCATTCTATGATACAACATCTATATATGCTCGTGCTCTATCTACATTGGAGAATGAGAAAGAGAAGTTGGAGAACTTTAGAGCCAAAAGAGAACTTTTACAAAGAAAGGTCTCTTTAATTTTAAAAGTCAATAGTTTAAAGGAGGTAAATTAAATGACTTATGAACAAATTCAAGAAGAACTTCGTTCTCTATCAGAGAAGTTATCAGGCAATGCCGAAATAACAAACGAAGAATTAACTCAAATAGAAGCAAGAGTTAATGAACTTGAAACAGAAAAAAAGGCTTTAGAAGAAAAAGCTGAAAAAAGAAATGCTACTCTTGAAAAGGTAAAAAAAGGTTTAGGGGGAATTGAGGTAGAAAAAAGTGAAGAAAGAAAGGAAGATAATAAAATGGAAGTAAATTATAGAAATGCATTTTTCAAAAAATTAATGGGAAAGGAATTAAATGAAGAGGAAAGAGCATTGACTACATCATCAACTGCTGTTATTCCTACTGAAACATCAGATAAAATATTTGATAAAATGGTTCAATTAGTACCACTATTAGGAGAGATTGAATTATTCCATGTTCCAGGTAATTTAAAATTTGCAGTTGAAACAACAAGAGCAGATGCTGGATATCATACTCAAAATTCAACTGGTATCAATGTAGATGCTACAGCAGTATTAACAGAAGTAAGTTTAGGAGGATATGAGTTCACTAAATTAATTCAAGTATCAGATTCAATTTTACAAATGAGTGTAAATGATTTTGAAGATTGGTTAGTTAGAATGTTAGCAGAATCAATTGCTACAAAGATTGAATATGAAATAATTAATGGTACAGGTTCAAGTACAGTTAAAGGTATTAATGCTATATCTTATGTAAATAACACAAATGGAGTTCAATTCAATGGTTCAACTGGTTTAACTGGTGCTAATGTTAGAACTGCTATTGGATTATTACCAGGCGGATACGATAAAGGTGCTAAATTCTTAATGAAGAAGAAAACTTTATTTAATCAATTCATGGGATTACAAGACAATGCTAAACATGATTTAGTAAGAGTTGAGGGAAATAACTATTATATTTATGGTTACCCAGTAATCTTATCTGATGAAGTAGCGGACAATGTTGCTTTCTTAGGAAACTTCAAAAAATATGTTGGTAACTTAAACAGAGATGTTGAAGTTAAGAAAGACTTTGATATTGATACTAACTCTTACAAATATTTAGGAGTTGGTATTTTTGATGGTAAACCAGCATGTGAAGATGCATTCATTAAAATTGCAACAAGTCTTTAATTAAAGGAGGTAATAGGCAATGCTAGATACAGTTAAATTGGCTTTAAGAATTAATAATAATGCATATGATGTAGAAATTAATAATTTAATTAAAGCATGTTTAAAAGAATTAGAATTGGCAGGCATTGCCTCTTCTAATATTAATAGAACAGATGAAATGATAATTCAGGCTATAACTTTGTATTGTAAATCATTTTTTGGTTATGACAATACTGAAGCAGAAAGATATAAAAATTCTTATGAGTCCTTAAAAACTTTTCTTTGTACTAATGAGAAATATATAAAGAGGTAGAGTATGTATTTTAAAAATGTTGGATATTTAATGAAAGAAACCATCACATTAGATAATAAAAAAAGACCAAAAGTATCATATACCGAAAGTATTTTTTATTGTAATGAGAAAAGTATAGGACAAACAGAATTTTATCAATCTGCATCTGTAGGATTTAAACCAGAAATTAAACTTGAAGCGAAGTTATTAGATTTAACAGGGGCAACTCATGTTAAATACAATAATGTTATCTATAAGATACTAAGAACTTATAAGAAAGAAGATATTGTTGAGTTAACTTTAACATCAACAGTAGTTGAGAATAAGTAATGGAAAATACCAAAATTGAATTTATTGACACTTCACAAGAATGTATTGCTATGATGAAGAAATTATCAAAAGATGCTTTAAAACAGGGTGGGAAAATAGTTACAAATATTTTAAAAGAAAAAGTTCCTGTTAGAAGAGGCTATTTTAAAAAGGCTATTAAAGCATGGGCTAAAATAGATTATAAAACTGGACAACCATATTTAGAAGTAGGTTATTTGAGTAGAAGTCAAATGCGAAAAAAATATGGAATTAAATATTTTGTTAATCCTACATGGTTTGAGTTTGGTGCTAAACCTCATACAATTCAAACAAAACAATTAAAAAAAGGTCAAAAATTAACTTATGAATTAGAGGGTAATGGTAGAAAGTATGGTTATTCTGTTGAACATCCTGGTATGTCTCATAGAAATTATTTGAGAAATACAGCCTATGAAAATATTGATAAAATTCAGAGCGCAATACAGGAGGGATTGTGTAAATTAGAAGATTATACAATTACTCAGGGTATGAAAATAGATTTGGGAGGAGATGAAGAAATTGATTGATACTTTTTTAACTAAGTTAATGACAAAAGTAAATACAATTATGACAGTATATTATGAAAAAGCACCGAGCAATACTTCATATCCATATGGTGTAATTCCAGATTTAAATATATCTACTTTGGATTATGGATATCAATGTTTATTCGATATTGAGTTATATATTAATGAATTATCAGAATCAAATGTGGAAAGTTTATGTGATTCATTAAGAACAGGTCTTGATGGATATAATTATAAAGATAATGATATTGGATTTCATATAAATTTTGAAAGCCAATATTTAGGTAAAATGAGTGAACAAGATTCTTCGATGAGAAGAGTCACTTTTATTGCCAGAATATTTTAAAGGAGGGAAAATATGGCTCTAGTTAATTTATCTACTTCAAATGTAAACAAAATACAAATCGATGAGGGTATAGTTGTTGTCAATCATGGAGAAACAGGAGAAATGGTTTTAGGACCAACAAGAGGTGGAGCAGAATTCACAGCAACACCATCAATTAGAGATATTGAATTTGATGGTAGAAAAGGAAAAACAAAAGGTATGCAAGTTAAAGATGGAGAAGATGTATCTTTAAAGATATCTACTTTATGTTGCAGTTTGGATTATTTAAAACTTGCTATTCCTGGAGCAACAGTTAATAGTAGCACTAATACATTAACTCCAGGTAAATTTGGAGTTATAGATAGTGATAAATATCTAAAGAATGTTGCTGTTGTAACTAAGATGTTAGATGGAACTTATACGATTATAACTGTTAAAAATCCAATGCACGAGGGAGCATTTACATATAAAGGTGTTTCTAAGAATGAAAACGAACATAGTCTTGAGTTCTTAGGGCATTATGATGCAACTGATTCAACAGAAGAATGTTGTTGGAATATAGAGACATCTGCAACAAATCCATTGGCATAGTAAAGAGTATCGCTCTCTTTTCTTATGTTTATTATAAAAGATAAATATAGGAAAAGAGAGCGGAAGAAAGGAAAATAATATATGAATGAATTAAAAATAACACCAAAAATATTAAGTAAGATATCATTAATTATAAATAAAATGGGGATATCTTCTTTAATAACAGAAATTAATGTTGATAGTGGTAATGATCTTAAAGATAGAGAAGAATTTGGGAAAAAATTAATTGCATTAATTATAGATAACTTATATAAAGTTGAAAATGAAATAATAGAATTAATATCTAATTTAAAAAGTATATCAATTGAAGAGGCAGAAGAAGTCGATATTATTCCTATTATTAAAGAACTATTAAGTAATGATAAATTAAAAGATTTTTTAAAATTAACGTAGGACTTGGGACTCCAGCAGTTCTACGTCTTTTTTTTAAGTATTATGGAGGAATTGAATATTTTTACGATAAGGATTGGGAACTTATGGTTGATTGTTTAAATCATGCAGTATCTAAGGACAATGAAATACCAAGAATTATTGAAATTATATTTAATAAAATTAGTGGAAATATGCCAAATAATATAGAAACATTCAATAAGAAAATGAGGACAGCAAAAGAAATTATGAGAGATTATGGTTTGGAGGTGTAATAATGGCTGCTAATATTTTTAGTATATTTGGACAAGTTTTTGTTGATAATGAAAAAGCAAATAAATCCATTGATGAAACAACAAAAAAAGGAAAAGACAGTAGCAAAAGTTTTGGCGAAAGCTTTATGGATGTATCCAAAAAAGCGATTAAAATAGGGACTGCGGTAGCAGGGGCAACAACCACGATTGTGGGAGGATTAACTGCGGCTGCAAATAGTACTGCTGCTGTTGCTGATGAAGTTGACAAAGGTAGTATTCGTATGGGAATAAGTACAAAATATTTCCAAGAATTGAAATATGCAGCAGGACAATGTGGAGTGGAAATGACATCATTAGAAAAGGCAGCTAAAAAACTAGAGGGAACAGATTTAAATATGGAAGATGCCATGCAACAAATAATGTCATTAGGAACTGCAGAAGAGCGGGCGACAAAGGCAGCAGAATTATTTGGGAATAATATTGCGTATACTTTATCTCCTCTTATAGAACAAAATACATCTGATTATGATGGATTAATTCAGCGAGCAAATGATTTGGGATTAGTAATGGGTGATGATGCAGTCAAAGCAGGGGTAACATTTGGTGATACAATGTCAGATGTTCAACAGTCATTGGGTGCATTAGGCAATAAATTAATGAGTGCTGCAATACCATTACTTCAAGAATTATTAAATTTAGTAATAGAACATATGCCAGAAATACAAGCAATGATTGATAAATTAGCACCTATTTTGATATCTATGTTGGAAACAATATTGCCGATATTTGTTGATTTTGCCTCAACTTTATTTCCAATAATATTTGATTTGATAGAACAACTAATGCCAACATTAAGTGCAATAATAGAGGGATTGTTACCTTTATTTACAGATTTATTAAAGATGATATTGCCACCTTTAATTCAAATAATTCAGCAGTTATTACCACTGTTATTACCAATAATAGAGGCATTATTACCATTAATACAGCCAATTTTAGATTTATTAAGTTGGGCTATTCCAATAGTTTTAAAACCGATTATAAATACTTTAACTGTAATAGCAGGAGTTATAAGCAATGTATTAGTTATTGCAATAAAAGCATTAACTCCAGTGCTTAACAATATGAAAAATGTGTTTCAAGCAGTTTTTGGAGGATTGATTAATATAGTTAAGCCACCTATTAATTTTATTATAGATGGTATTAATGGATTTATAAAAATGATTAATAAAATAAAAATCCCAAATTGGGTACCTGGTGTTGGTGGTTTAGGATTTAATCTTCCTCTTATCAAAAAACTTCGTGTTGGTATGGAATATGTACCATACGATGAAATGCCAGCAATATTGCATAAGGGTGAAAGAGTCTTAACAGCTGATGAAAATAGGAGATTACATGAAGATAGTCTAAATACTTATGTGACTGATGAAATAGATTATAACAAGATAGAAGATAAGATATATAGTGCTTTTTCAAAAGCATTTAATGAATTTCAAGGTGTCATCAAAATTGATGATGAAAAATATGGAGATTATATTATTAAGAAAGTTGAGGAGGAAGTATACTAATGGATAGTTTTACATTTAAGGGTATTTCAAGTACGAGTTTTAATGGATTATGTGTTACTTCACTTCCTCCAATTACTAAACCACCAATGAGAGTAGAAGAAATTGTAATAGATGGAAGAGATGGGAGTATATATAAAGATTTAGGATATTCTGCTTATAAAAAAACAATTGAGATAGCAAAAATGAATACTATAGATATAGAAAACTTAAAATCATGGTTAGATGGAGAGGGAACATTGATTATTTCTAGTGAAAATGACAAGTATTATAAAGCAAAAATAATTGATAATATTGATTATTCAAGATTTATACTTTATGGAAAAGACAAAATAACGTTTCAAGTTCAACCTTATAAATATTCCACCACTGAAACTAAACAAACATTTAATATAACAAATCAAACAGAAATAACCATTTCAAATAATGGAAATTGCAAATCAAAACCTAAAATAACAATATATGGTAGTGGAACTATTAATTTAAGTTTAAATAGCATTCAGGTTTTTGTTATAGAATTAGGAGAAGAAGCAAACATAACAATTGATATTGATAAAATGGAAGCCTATAAAAGTACAACATTAAAAAATAGATTAGTTACAGGTGATTATGATAATTTTACATTAGTTACAGGTAATAATACTATTTCTTTTACAGGTACAGTTACTAAAATAGAAATTGAAAACTATAGTAGGTGGTTGTAATGATAAAGTTATTTGGAATAAATGATACAATTTTTTCAAGTAATGGAGATAAAATTATTTTACCTATGAAAGCCAAAGTTCACAAAGAAGATAATGGTTCATTTTATTTAGATTTAGAAACAGATTTATCTTACGTTGATGATTTAACACAGAATAGAATAATAGTTGCCAATACACCTCAGGGTAATCAGGCTTTTAGAATAGGTAATGTTGAAAAAACAAAGACTAGATTAAAAACAAAATGCTATCATGTATACTATGATAGTTTAAATTATTTAATTGCTGATAGTAATGTAGTTGAAAAAAATTGTAATGATGCATTAGACCATTTGAATATGGCTACTGATAATTTTAGTGTATTTACAACGTTATCAGATGTAACAACTGTATCAAGTTTTAGATGTGTTAGAAAATCTCTTTACGAGGCAATAAATACAGTTTTAGAAAGATGGGGAGGACATTTAGTTAGAAATAATTTTAACATAGAAATTAGAAATTCAATAGGGCAGGATAATGGTGTAACTGTTAGATATAAAAAGAACCTACAAGAAATAACTTGCAGTGAGAATTGGGATAGTGTAGTAACTAAATTATTACCGGTAGGAAAAGATGAATTAATGTTAGATGAGATGTATTTGTATAGTAATGTGACATATGATGTACCTTATACAAAAACAGTTTCGTTTAATCAAGATAACGTTAACGAAGATGATTATAAAGATGAAAATGATGTATTAGATGAAGTTGCTTATAATCAAGCATTAATAGATGATTTAAGAAGTAAGGCTAATGCTTATTTAGAAATAAATTGTATACCTAAGGTTAATTATACATTAAAGGCTAACCTGGAAAAAGTAAGCGATGTTGGGGATACAATAAATGTAATTGATGAAAGATTGGGAATATCAATAGTTACTAATGTTATTTCATATGATTATGATTGTATTTTAGAAGAATATAAGCAATTAGAATTTGGTAATTTTAAGCAAAAATTAGAAAATTTAGTAAGTAATATAGAAAATACAGTTAATAACAATATATCTGAGAAAACAAATGAGGTAAAAGTAGCATTAAGCAATGAATTACAAAGTGCGAATGAGCAGATTTGGAATGCCATGAATAACTCATATGTAATATATGATGGAGATAAAATATTGGTGGTTGATGAACTCCCAAAAGAGAATGCTACAAATGTTATTATGATAAATAATGGTGGTATAGCATTTTCACAAAATGGAATTAATGGGGCTTTTAATTCAGCATGGACTATAGATGGAACTATGGATATGCAGAAAATTAATGTTATCAACTTAGTTGCGGATATGATTAAGGGAGGAACTTTAAAATTAGGTTCGAATTTAAATCAAAGTGGAATTTTAGAGATTTATAACGAAAGCAATACTTTGATAGGTGAAATGAATAAAAATGGACTTAAAATGTATGGTTTAGATGGTTCTTATGTTCTTTTAAACAATGAAGTTGGATTTAGTGGATATGATGCTGATGGTAGTCGTGTTTTTTGGGCTGATAAAGATGAATTTCATATGAAAAAATCAGTAATAGAAGAAGAAATAACTATAGCAAATAATATTCGAGCAATTCCTATAACTTCTTATGATACTGATGGCATAAATATATTAGGCGATGGTTTAGGATTTGTTGCAGTTTATAAAGATATATCAAGTGCAGAAGATAGAATAATAATAGCAGATGTAACTGATGGTAGAACAACCGGAAATATTCCTAGCGAAGAGGTTAGTAGATATAATTCTTTTGTTCTCGATGTAACAATAAATGCAAATTATAATTTTAGTAATCATATTCCACAATTTACTATGACATATGATTTGTTACTTGATGGAGATTATTATAATAGCTATAATGTATCCGCTGTTATATATGATAGTTCAAGTATGACAACTGATTCTTCAAAAGAACAAACAGTATATTCAAAAACTTATTATATATATTATGAAACACCTGGACCAACCTCAGCAAATAGCTATTTATTAACTAGTGTAAGCGGAATGGTAAATAATGAAAATATCGGTGAATATCCAATTGAGTTTACATATATATTAAGAACTATTTAGGAGGTGAGATAATGGCAAAAATAACAGGTAGTACAAATAATAGCAATTGGACATATAAACTAGAAGTTAGTGAAAGCAATGTAAATATATCAAATAACACTTCACAAGTAACAGTCACAGCCTATATTGGTAGAGCAAGTTCAAGGTCTTATTTAGGCGGTAGTTGGAGTGGTTCTATAACAGTATCAGGTTCTACTCAAAATATGAGTGGAACAATTTCGTATCCTACTTATATAAATGGTGGTGCTTGGCTAACACTAGCAACAAAAACGTTTACTGTATCACACAATGCAGATGGTAGCAAAACTGCGAGTATTTCCAGTTCATTTAGGTCATCAGATTTTACACCATCAAGTGCAAGTGCAAGTGGGAATGTAACATTAACTACAATACCTAGATCGAGTTCTGTTTCTTGTTCTGGTGGAGATATAGAAAGTACGACTAAAATTAATATAACTAGAGCAAGTTCAAGTTTTACTCATACTATTACATATTCTTTTGGCAGTTTAAGCGGTACTATAGCAACTAAAACATCATCAACTTCGATTAATTGGACAATTCCTGCTTCTTTTTATTCACAAATACCTAATACTAATAGTGGTACTGGTACAATTTCATGTACAACATATAGTGGTAATACGTCTGTTGGAACAAAAACTTGTCAATTTACCGCAAAAGTAACAAATGCTAATCCAATAATTGGTTCTTATAGTTATCAAGATACGAATCTTCTAACAACGACATTAACTGGAGATAATCAAAAAATAATAAAAAATAAAAGTTATCTCTCTTTTGAAGTAGGAGAGGCAACAGCATTGAAAGAGGCAACCATAAGTTCATACGTTATTAATTTTAATAATCAAAATTATACAGTAACACCTACAAGCGGTGTTTATGAATTAACTATTACTCCAAATGTTTCAACAAATACAACAGCAACTTTAACTGTAACTGATAGTAGAGGCAATAAATCTATATCATCTTTAACTATTCAAATATTAGATTGGGAAAAACCTTATGGAACTTATTCTGTTAAAAGACAGGATAATTTTTATTCAAAAACATTTATAAAAGTTAATCCTAATTATTCGAGTTTAGATGGATTAAATTCATTGACAATTAAATTTAGATATAAAAAAGTAACAGAAAGTACATATAGTTCATATATAAACCTAAGTGCATATCAAGAATATAATATTAATTTAAATAATTTATATGATTACGATATTCAAATAAAGTTAGAAGATTTATTAGATTATCAAGAATATGACATAGTACTTCCAAAAGGAATTCCATTGTTATATTTAGATACTAAAAACATGTCTGTTGGAGTTAATGGTTTTCCAATAGGTAAGGAACAATTTTATAATAAAGGTACTTTTTATAACGAAGGTGATGTAATAATAAATGGAGACAATGTTTTAACTAGAATAGCGGGATTGGGAGAGCTGGCACAAACACCTACAGCTACAAATTGGAATAGTGCATGCGGTTCATCTACAGGATTTTATAAGGGAACAAATTTTTCAAATTCGCCAAATAGTGAGGCATCTTTTTTGGTGTTGCATATAGCATTTAGTAATGTATATCAAAGACAAGTTGCATTTTCATTAAGCAATAGCAATGGTGTATATACGAGAATAATGAATAATGGAACGTGGTCATCATGGATATCAGTTATTTAGAGGAGGAATAAAATGAATGATGTAATTATTAAAGTAGAAAAAACAACAGGTAAAACATATTGTGAAAATAAAAAAATAGGGGTACAACATGCTAATTTACAAAATAAATTAATATTCAAATTAGATGAAATGATAAATGGTAGTGCATGGTTGGAGTATGAAATAAATGATACAAAGAATTTTGCTGAAATGGAGCAAATTGAAAATGGGTATCAAATAGATATTAAGTCATGCTTGCTAGTATCTGATTATGTTAATGTAGATTTAAAAATAACAGAAACTGAGAATGCTAATGGCATTCCTATTTTTGTATCTACAATCACAACTTTAGATGTATTTGAAAGTATTAATGCAACAGAAGAAGAACCTGAAGAATATCCATCATGGCTCGATGTAGCTAACTCTAAAATTGCAGAAATAAATAATAAAATTACTGAAGCAGATAATCTTGATCTAGATGTGTCTAAAAGTGGTAATACATCAACAGTTACAGTAACAAAGAAAAATGGAACTACAAAATCAGTTGAAATATTAGATGGTGCAAAAGGAGATAAGGGAGACAAAGGGGATAAAGGTGATAAAGGTAACAAAGGGGATAAAGGAAATACAGGTGCAACTGGAGCAACAGGAAATGGAATTTCTAGTATAGAAAAAACATCTACATCAGGTTTAGTAGATACATACACCATAACTTTTACAAATGGTACAACTACAACATTTTACGTAACAAATGGTAAAGGAATATCATCTATATCTAAAACTTCTACTAGCGGCTTAATAGACACATATACTATAACCTACAACGATAACACAACAAGTACGTTTGAAGTTGTAAATGGAAGAGGAATAACAAGTATATCTTTGACATCTACACAAGATAATGTAGATACCTATACAATTACATATAATGATGGCACTACATCTACATATAATGTTACAAATTCAACAGTTACAGACCAAGAATTTGAAGAATTACAAGAAAGAACAGAGTATCTTGATAAATATGCTAATGCTTTAATAAAACAAAGTTCAAGTGGTACAGACTTAACAATAAATGATACAGCAGAATGTCCTATGCCAATAGCATTAAGCCCTAGTGAATTGAGCCAAGCAACTACGACAGGAAAGAATATATGCAGTACTAACAATATAAATTTTGACAGTACTTATTACAATTATTTATCAATTCAACCGGCTTTTACTCCTGGAGAAACCTATACACTTTCATTTGTTTTTGATAGCATTGTATCTGATTATGGTGGTTATGTTAGAGCTCAAATAAATGGAGCAAGTGAAAATATTATCTCACTATCAAATGCTGTTGTTGGAAATAAGTATAGTATATCTTTTTCTCCTAATAGTGCTGATAATACATTGCAAATAAATATTCAAAAAACACCTTATGATAATGGTGCAAGAGCAAGTATAAGTCAAATACAAGTAGAAAAAAATTCTAGTGCAACTTCATACGAACCATACACAGGAGCAAAAGCAAGCCCTAATCCAGATTATCCACAAGATATTCATGTTATTACTGGAAGTAATAAAATTACTACAATTGGCAAAAATTTGTTAAAACCAGCATTTCAAACAGAAACAAAAACAGGAATTACTTGCACATATACAAAAAATGGTTGGTTATTAAATGGAACGTATAGTGGTAGTTCTAATTACACGTTTTTTAAAATATTTGATGGCGTATTAAAAGCGGGTACTTATTCTATTAATGGAATAACAGGGGGAAGCGGGTCTACTTTTCAATTAGTTATAAGAAAAGAAAATTCTGCATGGATTTATCTTCAAAACATAGACAGAACATTTACATTAACAGAACAAACTCAAATAGATATGAGATTGTATGCGTATAGTGGTTATGGAACATTTAATAATTTGTTACTTCCTTATCAATTAGAATTAAATACTACAAAAACAGCTTATAAGTCATATGAAGAAATGAATTGTTTAATAGATTTAGGTGCAATAAATATATTTGATAAAAATACTGCTACCTACAAAAATAACTATATAAAAGATGATAACGGTAATGAAATAGCAGCAACATCTGGTGGTGGTTATTTAACTTCTTATGTAGATGTAAATCCAAATACAAAATACACAATTAACGGAGAAATAACAGATTCAGGTACTTATTGGAGAGTTTATTTTTATGATAGTTCTAAAAATTGGATATCAAGAACAGACACATTGAACTTGAAAGCAATACCATATACTTTTACAACACCTAATAATTGTTATTATATTCAATTTCAATATAAAAGGTCAGCATATGACGCAGACACTATTCAAATAGAAAAAGGAGAAATAGCAGGTGCTTATGCTCCATATGGACAGCCATCATTAGAATATTGTAAAAAAGGTAATTATAGCGATATATTCTTTAAAAATACAACTGATAGTGAATATTATGATAGTACGTTACAATTAAATAAGTGGTATTTGAAAAAGAATATAGGCAAACTTGTATTAAATGGTAGTGAAGATTGGACAACAAGAGGCGGTGGAACTCAATACGCATATATGTTAAGTAATGTATTTAGCACCAACAATTGCATAGGTATTGCTAATTGTTTCAAATTTATACGAGGTGGTGCTGGCAATAGCCAAAGTAATGAATGTGTAGCAAGTGCAACAGCTAATAATAGTTTAAATATTTTTACTAACACCATATCTAGCGTAGATAATTTAAAAACATATTTATCTGAGAACAACTTAATTGTATATTCTAATTTATCTACACCAACAAATATATTATTGAATGAAACATTGCAATCGCAATTAGAACAGATATATAATTGGGCTTTATCATACCAAGACCAAACTAATATATCACAAACTAATGCTGATTTGCCATTTATAATTAATGCTACAACTTGTTATGATTTAAATAAATTAATGACAAGAGTAGAAGTATTAGAAAGTGAGGAGGTGTAAGAATGACTATTTTAGAAAAAAAATCACTAAGAAAAAAGAAAGCAATTTTATCATTAGTAGAAAAAGGAGAATATTCTCCAGCGTATGCTTTAATGCTAACAGAAGAATTGTCAGACAACGGTAAATTAACTGATACTGATTATGAAGAATTAGCAGAATATCTTGAAAATTTACTTAATGAATTAGAATCAACTGAGGAAGAAACATCAGAGGAAATAACAGAAGAAACTAATTCAGAAGAAGAACAAGAAGATAGCGAGGGTGAGGAATAATGGAAAATGTAATATTAACAGTAATATCATTAATAGGAACTCTAGGAGGTTCTTTTTTAGGTGTAATGCAAGCAAATAAGTTAAGTAATTATAGGATAAGTCAATTAGAAGATAAAGTGAATAAACATAATAATTTAATAGATAGAATGTATAAAGTAGAAACAAGAGTTACATTAATTGAAGACGAAATGAAAAAATGAAAGGTAGTGGGATTATGAAAGATATATTAATAAGAGCTATTAAAACGTTTATACAGGGTTTTTTAGGTTCTTTAGCAGTATTACTGTCTAATTCTGATTTAACAGACACAACTTTTATTAAATCAGCCTTAATTGGAGCATTTTCTGGTGGTATTTCAGCGATAATGAATTATGTGGCAATGATGATAAGAGGAGATGAAAACAATGGTTAAAATAGTACAAAAATTAGTTCCTCAAAGCAAATACAATATAAAGTGTCCTTATTCAATGACACCAATAGGAATAACAGTACATAATACTGCTAACGATGCTAGTGCAATAAATGAAATAGCATATATGACTAATAATGATTATGAAATATCTTATCATTATGCAGTAGATGATATACAAGCAGTACAAGGGTTACCATTAAATAGAAATGGTTGGCATGCTAGTGATGGTGGGAATGGTGCAGGAAACAGAAAAACAATTGCAATTGAAATATGCTATTCTAAGAGTGGTGGTACTAGATTCGATAAAGCTGAAGAAAATGCAGCCGAATTAATAGCAAAATTGCTTAAAGATTATGGGTGGGGTATAGATAGAGTAAAAAGACATTATGACTATGCTCCAAATAAAAAATATTGTCCTCATAGAACTATGGATAAAGGTTGGGATAGATTTCTTAATATGATAAAATCAAAAATGGGAAAAGAAGAAGAAATTGTTGTACCTGATAACAAAGTAAATGTATATTATAAAGTTAGAACAAAAAAACATGGTTGGCTACCAGAAGTTAAAAACTTAGATGATTATGCAGGCTGGGAAAATTCACCTATAACAGATGTTGCTATAAGAGTTGATAAAGGAAGTATTAAATATAGAGTTCGTGTAAAAAACAATAAATGGCTACCTTATGTAACCGGTTACAATATAAAAGATGCAACAAATGGATTTGCAGGCAGAGGCTCAAATATAGATGCAATTGAAGTTTATTATTATACACCAAGCAATATAAGACCGTATAAAAAAGCTAAATATAAAGTTAATAATTATTCTTGGCAATATGATAATGAAAAAACAAATGGTCAAGATGGATATGCTGGTGTGTTTGGTGTAAATATTACAAAATTTCAAATAGAAATAGAATAAATGGGCAGACCTAACGCAAAAAAAATTAAACAAGAATTATTTTTAAAATGTGGTAAGGTGGATATGTATAATATGGAAAAGTATAAAGAAAAAGACTTAGTTTTACATCATGAACCACCTTATCGCAAAACTAAGCATACCATTTATGAAGAAAGTTATATTTTAAGTGAAGAGAATCACATAGAATTACATAAGATAGAACTTAATAACAAAGAAGAATATTACAGAAGAATGGAAGTAATTAAAGAAAATAAAAAGGTATTAGAAAAGACTAAATACTAGTTTTTTCGACAAAATTCGACATTTTTCGACAAATAAAAGTGATATTATGATATCAAGAGGGGATAAAATGGTTGAAAAAATAATATTAGATAGGAAATTAATCTATCAAATTACAAGAAGAAATGATTCTGTATTAATTATACAATATAATACTAGAAACAAAAGAGCATGGTATAAAACAGATACTATGAT